ACTCCTCTATCATCTTTTTCTTCCCAGTTTTTCATGTTATCCTTAGATGCTTTTTCAGTCCATTTTTTACCAGTCCCTTGAGTAGTGTATTTCTTAAAAGTAACTATTCCATTATCTCCGTAGAATTGAGCTCTAGCATACACAGTATTCCAATATACAGCACTTCCATCTAATCCTACTGAACCACTAGCTCTAAGGAGTCCTTTATCATCTAAAGGAACATATTGATCACTATCTAATAGTATCTGATTTGCCACTATTTGACGACATCTTCTAACATTTCCTGGGCCGAATTTTTTCTCCATAGGTGATAAGTCATAGGTTACTTTCATTGACATCTAAATCACCGTTATTTCGTAAGAAAATACCTTTCTACCTAAGTAATTAGTTTCAAAACTGATTACCTTATATTCACCATGTTCATCAGTAATGTTAGCTTGAAGCCAACTATCATCAACTACTACATTAGCAAATTTAGGATAAATAAATATTGTTCCTGATCTATTTCTTGTAATATTCGTTAGATTTTGAGTATTTGTAGACTTATCAATCGAACTCCTATCAAATCTCACATTATGTAGTTCAAAAGGTTCTTTGTAAGTGAATTTACCCCACTTATCTTTTTCTCCAATTAAACTAACTGACACAGAATCTGTTAAAAGGCGCTTATCTATCATAGCAAACACCTCTGTATCCGAACCCCACGCTTTTTAGTAAGTTCATTGTGTCTAACGCTAAGTTATATTTACTAGCCTCAAATTTAGCTGGACTACTTCCACCATCACCATAATTGATTGTAGTTCTACCAATACTCACACTACCTAAAGAATGTTTATCTTCAGCTGTAAGTATTCCTGTTTCATTCAAGTAGCGAATTTGATTAGCAATAGCCAGCTTTACTGCATGCTTTCTGGGTGGGAAATCATCTTCCAATTTGTGACAATGATAAAAGTAATTAGTGAATAAATCTACAGCCATTTCTGCCTTTAGTTTTAATTCTGAAAATTCTTCAATCTCTGCAAAACCTAGTTCTTTGTATTCTTCCAAAGTCAAATAACTCATTGTTTAACCTCCTAAAAAGAGGCTGAATTATTCAACCTCTTTAGTTTCTTTCTTCTCTTCTACTGGAATAGATGGTGGAGTTTCTTCTTTAACTTCCTCTTTTACTTCTTCTAGGTTAGTTAAGGCTCCCTCACCTAATGATTTTTCAATTTCTTCAGCACGTTTTTCTGTGATATCCAGTTCTGTGCCTTTTTTCACTCGTTCATAAGTATTTTTATCTGTGAAATCTACGTTTACTAAGTATTTAACCATTGTTATTACCTCCTATTATGCTAACGGTGTAGCGCTTGTTACTTTAATAATCGCTTTTTTATTGTCATCAAGAACGAATGTGCCACCTTTAGCTGCAGCTTGAAGTTTAACCCCGTCAAACTCTTGAGCTTCTACTGTTCTAGCAGTTTCAATTCCGATGAATGGAATTACAATTCCATCTGGAGAGAAGATTGCAACAACATTATTTTCAAAATATTGTTCTGCCACTTCATTTAATTCTACGTTTTTATATTTTAATAAACCGTTTGTATCGATACTAACGTTTGAACCTTTTGATTTGTTGTTTGAAGCCATATCAACAATAGCGTTATAAACTTGTGCACGTAAGTAGCATTTAATAGGTGCGTTAATTTCAGTATTAACTACATAAACATTTATCTCGTTAAATAACTTCTTAAGATTAGCTTCAGTAAGATCAGCTAGTTGTTTAGTTTCTCCAGCGTTATCTGATAAGAATTTTCCTACACGTTTATTAATTTCTCTAGTTTGTGCTTCTGAATGTAATCTTAAACGATCTGCAATTGCTGCGTTTAAATCGTTGTTAACTGTGTAACGGTCAATCCCCTCATGGATAGCTAATAAGTAATTGTATTCCACTTCTGTGTCTGTGTAGATTACTTCTTTTAATTCACCGAAACGGCTTCCTCCTTCTGTTCCAGTTCCCATTGCTACGTTTGCATCTGTTTTATATTTCCCTACTACTACTGGCGTATTATTAGTTTTAACCATAAAAGCCTTAGAATTGTGTTGTACTCCATCTAGCGTTTGAATTGGAGCTAATACTCCTGCAAATGCTTTTTGAACGTTAAAAATCGTTGATAGCATTTGTCTATATTGTGGTGCGTACTGGCGCACAGGTAAATTATTGTTATTTGTTGACATATTTTATATTCCTTTCTTATTGTGTATATTGATCTAAAATTGCTTGGAACGGGTCAACGCCTGCTGTTCCGTTTCCGTTAGGGTTGCCACCAACTGTAATTTGAGGTGTAGTTGGTTGTTGTTCCTGTTCAAATAAGAAAGGCTTGCTTTCTTTTAGTGAATTAACCACCTCATCAAGTTTAGGTTTCCCATCTTCTCCTAACTCAACCTTATCAACATCGATAAGTTTCATTAGAACATCGCTATCATGTGCTTTAACATCTTTAAGTGCCAAAGCAATAGCATTTGTTTTATTTATTTGTGCCAACTTATTATCACTATCTACCTTGAACTGATTGTATTCTTCTTGTAATTTCTCTAAAGCCTGTTTAACCTCTGAATTAGCATCATTACTTTTAGTTAAATCTTCAAGTTTAGTTTTTTGTGATTCAAGTTGTGCTTTTAATGTGTCATTCTCTGCAGTTAGTTCTAACTTCACTTGATGTCTTGCTTTCTCCAACCCTGCACCGTACGCTTGCATAATTTTATCGATTGCATCCTTATCAGTTACTCCTGCTTCGACTAACATATCTCGTTTTAAGCTCATATTTTAAGCTCCTTTCGTTTTACGTCCAGTAGACTTTATTATTTAGCACTGTGACACCGTGCAAGGCATAATAAAAAGACCTTTTAACGTCATGTCTAGGACGAAAATGGAAAAATCAACCAAATTTTCCATTTTGAATTGTATTTTTATATTAAAAATGGAAAGTAAGCGATTTAATTCCATTTTGGCATAATAAAAACACCTAGTAAATTTACTAAGTGTTTTATAAGCCTCTTTTATTCCATTCTTTTTCTATTCTTTCTTCTTCTTCTTTAGTCCAACCATCAACAAACCGTGTTGCTCTCAATTCCTTATCAGAAAGATTTTCTATATCAATTGGTTCATATTTAATTCCTCTTGTTTTTTCAATATCTTTCATTATAATCTCGCTAAATTTCATGATCATTCTCCTTCACAATATTTATCGTAAATTCTATTTTTTCATCAACTATCGCAGCTTTAGTTATTACAAAATTACTATTTCTCGGTAGTATCATTTCACTTTCTTCAAAATTATCAGTCATATATACTTTTTGACCTTTTTCAGCATGTATTTTTAATCTTATCGGATAGTCTTTAAAATAATTCAATTCTGGAACTACGCTAGTTGACACAAAACCTTTGTCATTTAAAACTGCTGTATTCTTATTTATTAGCCTAAGCATTTCTTTTTCACTTGTAACACCTTTTAAAATCGGATTTTGATCAATTATAGCATCAAGAATATTCATTTTCGAATACCTAGTCAGAATTATATTTTCTTTCAAGGAGTTCGATTTTATAACTTTATCTAATGTAGAGATTGTTAGTTTATCGTAATCATTTAAACTATCTCCTATCCCTTGTCTTAAAGCTGAATTAATTTTAAATGAGTTTTTAGTTGCAACATAACCTCCTGTTATTCGATAATAAATAGGGTTTCTATCATCGTATGCAATTTTACCACTTTCTTCTAATATTCTTGGTAAATCATTCTCAGTTAAGGTCTTAAATACTATTCTATCCTTATTATATACCTTTTTAGGTTTATCTTCAATCGATTTCATAGTTGTTTTATTATTAATATTAGTTTTTTTAGACTCATCTTCTACAACTTTCTTAGGTGGTTTCCCAATTACCGTTGGATTTTTTTCTATAAGACTTTTTCGCCCAGTCTTAAATGTCTTTTCTTTGAGCTTTAACTTAGCTTGAAGTTCCTTATCTCCTAATTCCTTTGCTAATATTTGCTTATCTTTGTTAATTCTAATCTCACGATCAAAAGCCTTCAACCTTGCTCTATCTAGAGCATTTTGTTTAGCTTCATCTTCAGTTAGATTTTGTAAATATTCTGGTAGTTGAGGTTTATAATTCACTCCTACTACAAATGGTGTTAAGTAATGGCCACAGTTGATTCCTAAACAACCTCCTGGTCTTCCATATCCATAATCTGGAAGACTCAACACCCGTTCACCGTTAATTGTTCTTGCAACTCCTTTAGTTACTATTTGATGCTGCAATGGTGCACACAATTCTCTAGCGCTTGACTTAGTACTGTAATAATAAGTATCTATTCCTAGATCATCTGCAGGCCTTTCTCTCATTTCTCGATAAGTTCTGAAAGTTGTAGTTCTGATTACAGTTTTTGCATATCGCTCAACCGTCCACATTCTTCCTCCTCTATCTCTAAAGGCCGTAAATCCTCGCTCATGCATTTTTAAAACCGCTTCTGACAATGCTTTTTCATGAGATTTAGTTCCAGATACTACTCCAGCTACTGCACTTTCTAATGTCTGCTTGTAATTCTTTTGTAATGCTTTTGGCATTGTAGTATTGATTAGGTTGTTAACTTCAAACATTGTCTGCTTAGCTAATGAATTTAAGCTATCTTGAACTAACGGATTGGGAGTTGCATCTGATTTTAAAGCCTGTGCCAATTGTTGATGGCTGTCTTGATATATCTTGTAACCCTCATTAGCAATTACATCTCTGAATACTTCCTCTGCAACCCCACTATATTTAGAAATCAACTTAACATTTTCTTCTGTAATCAAATGCATATCATTTAATTTCTCTAACTGCCAAACATAAGGATTTTCAATTAAATCAACCGTTCCTCGTTGCTTAAGTCTTCTGACTATGTTCTTCATTATTTCCATGGATAATTCATGATATAAACCTTCTACTTCTTTTGATTTTACCCAATAATTCCCATCATTATTCTTTATCTCCATAGATTACCTCATCAGTTTCATCAAGATTCGGCTGTACTTCTTCGTTAATCTCATTTAACATCTTACTAGCTTCTTCATCAGTCACCCCTAACACTTTAGAAATGGCATATTGCTTACTAACAATTCCACTTGCCAATGCTTTAACCCAATAATCAAGCTCGGCATTTCTATCAGTAAATACTCCATCATCAAGGTTAATGCTGATTTTCTCCATGTCAGGGATGTTTCCCTTATAGAGATCGTAAGCCTTGCCTAGCTCTAGCATTGAGATAATGAGCTCTTTCAAAGACTGCTCTACCAAGCTGACAATGCTGTTTCTCATCTGGTATGTGTCTGAGTTCTCGCTGACAACCTCAGTAGCTGTTTTCAAGCTCTTACCGTCAAAGGTGAACGTGCCAGAAGATACTCCTATCTGCATTTCAAAAATCGCCAGGGTCTTATTGATAGCCTTGATATAGTCATCTGAGCGGATAGGCGTTGTAAGGTCTGTAATGCCTACACCCTTGTCTATATCTCCTGAGTCAATCTGTTCATAGACATTACGCCCAGCCTCAAACTCACGCTTGACTGTGACATTCTCGCCCTCCTGATTGTACTCAACTTTAATCATCTGACTAGGGACGGCCACTCTGCGCTGGCCCATCTTAATCTCCCACATAAACTCGTCATAGGTCGTATTAAGAAAGTCCATTGTAGTCTTGGCATTATCAAAAATAGACAAGCCAAGGGCTG